TCTTTTTTTGTGACAAGATATCGTAGATAACTCCTTCAATTGTATTTTCAAATATCGGATAAAACACAGATACATTTGATTTTTGTCCGTATCTGTATGCTCGGTCTTCGGCTTGGGCGTGGTCGGATGGTACAAATGATAGGTCATTCATAATAACTGCTTCAGCGGCGGTTAGGGTAATACCCACACCCGCAGCTTTTAAGTTTCCAACAAATACTTTTACTTTATCGTTTGTTTGGAATTCATCCACTGAGTATTGTCTTTGTGGTTTTGACATTTTTCCGTCAAGAGCCACCGCACTCTTACCAAAATGGTTTTTAATTTTATTGAGTGTATCAGTGAAGTTCGTAAAGATAATTACTTTTTTTCCTTGTTCTATGATGTTTTCAGCAATCTCAATGGTGTTATCAATTTTTTCTTCTGCAATAACTTGTCTGACTTTCATCAGTTTTGAGAACTGCACAGTTAATGAGGACGATTCCTCGGTGTTGTTATCATACCAATCATAATACTCACCCATCAGAGCTTCGTATTGTTTGGATTTAAGTCTTAGATAGACGGGTGTTAAGATTTTGTCAGGTAAATCAAGAATATCTTCTTTCAATCTTCTTAGCACGTGAGTTTTGGTTCTGTCTCTAAGTTCTTCTAAGTTTGATGCTCCGTTCAGGTTCCATACCTTTCTATTACCCACATTGAATTGGTAACCCTCACAATAACGGATAACATACGCCATCCAATTGTATGCGATTGGTGAGTCAACCAAATCTAATAGGTTGTAATAGTTAATGGGACGTGAGGTCATCGGTGTACCTGTTAACAACCATACGAAGTTTGTTTTTTTACAAATGTCGTTAACAATTTTGGTACGTTGGGCTTGTTTGTTTTGGATGTAGTGGGCTTCGTCAACAATCACCAAATCAAAACCATAGTTTAAAATAAGTGACTCTTTCACCTTTTTAAGGTCGTGGAAGTTTTTAAGAATATCGAAGTTGATAATCATAAAGTCGGCGTTCTCCCATTTCTTACCTTCAACGATGTAGATACTTCTATCTGTGTAATTTTCAATCTCTCGTTGCCAGTTAATCTTCAAAGATGCTGGACAAATGATTAGTATTTTCTCAGCCCCCGTTTCTAATGCTGCGATTACGGTTGAGGTGGTTTTACCCAAACCCATATCATCCGCAAGAATGTATTTGTCGTTACCTACCAACTTTTCAATTGCGAGTTTTTGGTGTTCGAGTGGTGGACGATTAGAATACTTAGAATAATCAATGGTGACCTTACGTTCTTTGTTTGGGACAATGGCTGCTTTCGGTAACCAAAAGTCGTAAAGTTCTTCTGTTTCAAAGACCTTACCGTAGATGTGGAATGACTTATCCTTTTCTATCAGGATTTTCTCAACATAAATTTGAGTTGGTTTTTTGGTAAGGAGTTTATCCTCCATCATCTTTTTACCGAAGTAATCATCCAATTCAACCCACTTACGTGCCACTTTTGGTTTGATGTCATGAAAGTCATTAATATAGTCGGCCTGTGCCCTCGTCATCTTGAAGTGTTTCTTTGTCTCCATTTTTTTCTTAATGGATAGGATATAGTTATTATATCCATCATACTCTTCAAGTATACGGGTTGCTTTTATTTCAGGGACGTTACTTATAACTTTATTTTCCTCCATACGGCTAAATACCTTTAAATATAATCATTTTTAAGATATTTATCAATTGATGAGTCAAAGAAAAGTACCAATTACGCGATTAAACAAGTTCTTCTCGGAAGAAGATTTCGATTTGGAAATCTCTATGGGTCAAGAATGGTTGAATGGTGACATGAACTTCACCCTAGTTCTCTATGCAGTAGACCAACAGAGAACAATCAAAGATGATGTATATGGTGAGGTAAGTTCTAATGGTATTCAATTTAAAGCTCCTGTTGAGTTTAGGGCGATGGTTAGAATTGAAGAACCACAAAACGCGTTCTTAGGTTCAAGTAGAATCGTACAGAATGAACCAGGTAATTTGATTTTCTCTGTTTATGAAAATGAATTATCTAAATTAGATATTGATATCAAATTGGGTGACTACATCGGTTATTGGATTAATCCTTCTGAAGTTAAGTACTATTCGGTGGTTAATGCTGCACAACCAAACTACGACAATAAACATACTTATGGTGGATACAAGAGTTTCTATTTCACTTACACGGCAACACCTGTATCGACTGATGAATTTAATGGTATCTAATGGCCCTACCTAAACAAATAAAGAAACATCTACCTTTAATTCCAAAGAAATTTGGTTTTCAAAGAAGGGAAGAACTTTTGGAATTTATCCAAGAGGATGGAACTTATTTACCTAAAGGTATTGGACATGCTGATATGGATAGAGGTATGTTGGATTTTGTTAGGGACGAACTTAAAACTGTAGTTGATGGTAAAATTGTACCACCTGTGGATTTAATCATCACAACTCAGAACTGGGCTCAGTTTACACAGACTTGGAAATTTGAAGATTTAAATGGTAACCCTAACCCTCCGTTTATTACTACGGTTCGTAACCCTGATGTGAAGTACGGCTCAACACCATCATTACAATATACCATTCCAAATAGAAAACAATTTTACTACGCCAAAGTTCCAACATGGGACGGACAAAGAAAAGGAGTGGATGTTTATAAAATCCCACAACCTGTACCTGTTGATATTACATATAACGTAAAGATTATGTGTAATCGTATGAGGGAGTTGAATGAGTTTAACAAAAATGTTTTACAAATGTTCTCTTCTCGTCAGGCTTACACTTTTATTAAGGGTCACTATATTCCCATTGTTTTACAGAATGTTTCTGATGAGTCCGTTTTAGAATTGGACAAAAGAAAGTACTACATTCAAAATTACGAATTCTTAATGATGGGATTCTTAATGGATGAAGACGAGTTTGAAGTAAGTCCTGGTATTACACGAACATTACAAATGTACGAATTAAGTGTTAGAACTAAAAATAGAAAAGTGGATATGTATCCATCTAATCCAAATGAATTTCCACTTAATATTCAGTTTCTTAATTCAAATACCGAAATCAGTGAGTTATTTAGTTATACTGTAGACTTATCTTTAGATGAAACAGATAACGTAGATAGTTTCTCAGTTTATATTAATGATGACTATGTTGGTGATGACTTAACGAAAATCCAAATCAATACTAACGATGTTGTTAAGTTCACTGTTGTTCGTAATGATAATAGTAAAGATGCTGTGATATACACCACAGCTAAGTTAGTCTAACTACTCTCCGTAGATATCTTTGGGTTTGGAACATTTTTCCAAAATTAATCCCTCTAAAAACTTGTACATTTTCAATCCTCTCTCCTCACAGTATTCTTTCAATACGGAGTGAACTTCAGGTGATATTTTCAAATTTTTAATTTCTTTCATTTTTAAAAAGGTAGAAAAAAGGCAGAATAAAATCTCCCTAATCAATAAATATAGTGCTGGTGATAATGTTTTTTAAGATTTTTAAAAATATTTATTAAGAAAATAAATTTAGAAACATACTAAAACATGGCAAGTTCAAACAAAGTTTTCGTTTCGCCGGGTGTTTACACTTCGGAAAGAGATTTGAGTTTTGTTGCACAAAGTGTAGGTGTGACAACGTTAGGTATTGTAGGTGAAACTCTTACAGGTCCTGCGTTCGAACCAATATTCATCACTTCTTTTGATGAGTTTGTATCTTACTTTGGTGGCACCAACCCAACAAAATTCGTTAACACACAAATCCCAAAATATGAGGCAGCATACATAGCCAAATCATATTTACAACAATCTAACCAATTGTTCGTAACAAGAGTATTAGGTTTATCGGGTTATGACGCGGGACCATCTTGGTCTATCACAACCCAAGCGAATTTAGATTCATCAACATTATCTGTAGATTCAACTCAAGATTGGTCGTTGACTTTCACGGTTACGACAGGTGGTACAGTTACTTTCGGTAGTACATTCCCTGCACCTCTTTCAACATACGTTGATGATTTAATCACGTTGATTGATGGTAGTCAAACAACAATGAGAGACCAAATGGAAACATTTATGGTCAATGTGGCGTTAGATAATTCACTCAGTGGAGATACAATGTCTCAATGGGGTGTATTTGATGACACCACTTTCGATGCATTTACAGGTGCAGGATTCACAAACGTAAATAACGAGTTAGGTGTTGAAGGTCTATCTGATTCAGTAGCTGATTACACTTCTACTAATATGGACCCTTGGTACTACGGAGCATTTGAACCATCAACAGGTGATGACTACGAAGGTATTGCATTCAATGCAGTAATCGGTTCAGATTTCAGCGACGCAGGTGGTGGTTTATTCGCAGGTACTATCTCAGGTACTGTTATCAACTATGTGGCAACTGCATACACAGACTACAATGATGTTGTTGTTGCAACATTCCGTTCAAGAGGTGTTGATACATTCTCTACGGACGATGGTCCTGTATACACAGTAAGTGGTACTAGTGATGTGGTATTAGACTTCAGTGGTTCATACTCAGGAGTAACTAAAAACCCATTCTCACCATTTGGTGTATCGGGTGTTACTGCAGCGGGTGATACATTTGAATTCAAAACATCATTCACATTAAGTGATACAAATTATTTAACTAAAGTATTTGGTAGAAGTAACTTTGGTAAACCAAGAACAGAAGTTCCGTTGTTTATTGAAGAAACATTCCAAACATTATTAACTCAAGGATATAGAGAAGGTAAGATTCGTGGTCTTAACAGTGCACTTATTGATTTACCTGAATCAAGAAATGGAGATGCTACTTCTATTGGTTGGTACTTAGAACAATATCAAACTCCATCTACACCTTACTTAGTATCTGAATTGAGAGGTAACACAGTAGATAGATTGTTTAGATTCGTTCTAATTGCTGACGGTTCAGCTGCTAACCAATTGGTTAAGATTTCTATCGCTAACCTTTCGTTCAACAATATGACATTTGATATCATTGTAAGAGATTACTACGACACAGATGCTAACCCTGTAGTTATTGAGAAATTCACTAACTGTACATTAAATCCATCTGAAAATGGATATGTTGCTAAAAAAGTAGGTACTTCTAACGGTGAGTTTGAACTTAAGTCAAGATTTATTATGGTTGACATGGATGAGGATGCACCAATTGATGCACTTCCTTGTGGATTTGAAGGTTACACTTTCAGAGAATATGCGGGAGCTAATTCTCCATTTGTTAACTATAAGACAAAATATAACAACCCTGGTGAGATTCTTTACACTCCACCATTTGGTTCACCAGTAAGAAGTGGTGGTGACAAGGTAAGAAAAACTTACTTAGGTATTTCTGATACAGTAGGTTTTGACCCTGATTACTTCAACTATGTTGGTAAACAAGTTCCTGCGAATATCGCAACTGCAACTGATTCAACTTCTTGGAATTACCTATGTAAAGGTTTCCACATGGACTCAGGAGCAACTGTTGTAACTATTTCAGGTGGTTATGTAACATCAGGTACTTCAGCATTCGAAGTGGGTGATGCAGAATTCAGAAACGACCCAACAAACCAATCTAACCCTTACTACAAGTTAAATGCTCGTAAGTACTCGTTAGTTGCTGGTGGTGGTTTCGATGGATGGGACATCTACAGAGAGTCAAGAACAAACACTGATGGATTTATCTTAGGTGGTACAAACTTCTTAAAAGGTGCGGCATCTTCAGTATCATTCCCAACTGCTACAGGATGGGGAGCATTCAAGAAAATTACTGTTGGTGACAACACAACGGATTGGGGTAACACTGACTACTACGCTTACTTATTGGGTCAGAAGTCATTCGCTAACCCTGAGGCGGTTAACATTAACATCTTTGTAACTCCAGGTATTGACTACGTAAACAACTCAAACTTAGTTGAGGAAGCTATTGAAATGGTTGAAACAGACAGAGCGGATTCTATCTATATCTGTACTACTCCTGACTACAATATGTTTGTTCCTAACACGGCATCGTTTGAGACTGACTTCATCTATCCAGAAGAGGCGGTTGATAACTTAGAAGAGACAGATATTGATTCTAACTACACTGCAACTTACTACCCATGGATTTTGGTTAGAGATAGTGCTAATAACACTCAAATCTACATTCCACCAACATCTGAGGTTGTAAGAAACTTGGCATTGACTGATAACATCGCATTCCCTTGGTTCGCAACTGCGGGTTACACAAGAGGTTTGGTAAATGCGGTTAAGGCTCGTAAGAAGTTAACTCAAGACGATAGAGACACTCTATACCAAGGTAGATTGAACCCAATCGCTACGTTCTCTGATGTAGGTACGGTAATTTGGGGTAACAAAACTCTACAAGTTAGAGAATCTGCACTTGACAGAATTAACGTAAGAAGATTGTTGTTACAAGCTCGTAAGTTGATTTCAGCTGTGGCAGTTAGATTGTTGTTCGAACAAAATGACGACCAAGTAAGACAAGACTTCTTAGACGCAGTAAACCCAATCTTAGACTCTATCAGAAGAGACAGAGGTTTGATTGACTTTAGAGTTGTGGTTCAAAACACACCTGAAGACATGGATGCAAACCAATTGGTTGGTAAGATTTACTTGAAACCTACAAGAGCTCTTGAATTCATCGATATCGAATTCTTGATTACTCCGACAGGTGCATCATTTGAAGATATCTAATTTGATATATTTATTATGTGGGGGTTACATTGTGACCCCCATTAGCCTTTTTTAAACGTTTAAAATAAAATAAAAGATGGAATTCAAAAAAGCAATTTTGGCAGAACACCTTAACGTAGAGTCTAATGGTGTTAAGACTTTTTCAGAAAAACCACAAAATATTGTGATTTCTGAAGAGCAATTCGAGAGATTAATTGAAAAACTTAACGAAAGTAAGTAATGATTCGTAAAGTATTAAGAGAATATATTGAGGAAAAAGAACTCAAAGAGGGTTTTGACGATGTAGGTAATCCTGATTTAAAGTATTATGCTTTTGATTGGGACGACAACATTGTTGAAATGCCAACTAAAATTGTCGTTCAAACTGAAGATGGTAAAGAAGTAGGTATGTCTACTGAGGACTTTGCAGACTACAGAGGGATGATTGGTCAAGAGCCTTTTGAATATGAGGGTGAGACTATTGTTGGTTATGCTGAAGACCCTTACAGAAACTTCACAACAACGGGTGATGCACAATTCATTGTGGATTCAATGTTGGCAAAACCAGGTCCTTCGTGGGAGGATTTTGTTGAGGCAATTAATGGAGGTTCAATTTTTTCAATTATTACCGCTAGAGGTCACACACCTTCGGTATTAAGAGACGGGGTTTACAATATGATTATGACTAACCATAATGGTATTTCAAAAGAAAGTTTGATAGAAAACCTTAAAAAGTATCGTGATATTGTGGGTGATGAAGAAATGTCAGACGAACAAATCGTGGAAGCGTATTTAGATATGTTAAAATTCCACCCTGTAACTTATGGTGAGGGTAGTGCGTCAAATCCTGAAGAGGGTAAGATTAAAGCATTAAGAGAATTTATTGCGTATGTGAAGGATATGGCTTCAAAACTTAATCAACAGGCGTTCTTTAAGAATGACATTAAAAACAATTTCGTACCACAAATTGGATTTTCTGATGATGACCCTAGAAATATTGAAAGTATAAAAGCATTCCTAGATAAGGAATTTGAAGATAAACCAGTTAAAACATATTTGACTAAAGGAGGAGATAAACAAGAAGTTTAATAATTCTTAACTGGATTGCTTATACATAATCTGATTTTCAGAATAAAAGTAAATAGAAAAATTTTTTGTAAGTAGACTATTTATAGGAAATAAACAAAACAAAATTAAAACCAAAATACAATGGCTGATTTATTAATGAAAATGCCGATACCTTACGAACCAAAAAGAAAGAATAGGTTCATCTTGACGTTTGACTCGTCTTTGGGTATCAACTCTTGGTACGTTGAATCAACTTCACGTCCACAAGTATCAATCAATTCAGTTGAAGTACCATTCTTGAATACTTCGACATATGTTGCAGGTAGATTTACTTGGAACACTATTAACGTAACATTCCGTGACCCAATCGGTCCTTCTGCTTCTCAAGCATTGATGGAATGGGTAAGATTACACGCAGAATCTGTAACAGGTCGTATGGGTTATGCTGCAGGTTACAAAAAGAACATCAACTTGGAAATGTTAGACCCAACAGGTGTGGCAGTTGAAAAGTGGATTTTACAAGGAACATTCTTAACAGATGTAAACTTCGATTCATTAGGGTATAGTGATGACGGTATCGCAACAATCACTGCGACACTTCGTCCTGATAGATGTATTTTGGTTTACTAAGAATATACTCTTTACGAAAAAATCAGTTCATGTATATTTAACCATAGGGGGAAACCTCTATGGTTTTTTTATTTAAATAATTATGGATAACGCATCACAATACGGACAAATGGACTTCAACTTACCACACGATGTGGTACAGCTACCTTCGCAAGGTAAATTTTATAAAAACAAAAAAGCATCTTTAAAGGTTGGTTATTTGACCGCGGCAGATGAAAACATTTTGTTAGGTCAAAAAAATGCAGATAATATTGTTTCAACATTATTGAGAAACAAAATTTATGAACCTGACTTCAACCCTGACCAATTATTGGATTGTGATACTGAAGCCATTCTTATTTTCTTGAGAAATACCTCTTTTGGTTCTGAATATACTTTTACACTTCGTG